TCGGGTAGTATCAGTGGTAAAATGATCCGAGATTTCCTTGGCGAAGTACAGGGCATCATGGAGCAGTTTGCCGCGTATCGTATTCATGTCATGACCTGGGATACAAAAGTTTATAATCCGCAACAATATAACAGTGAAAATCTCGACAGTATCACTGACTATGAAGTTAATGGTGGTGGTGGTACAGATGTAAATTGTGTGTTTGACTATCTCAAAGAAAACGACATTGAGCCAAAACGTTTGGTATTGTTTACAGATGGTTACTTGTGCAACGGATACGGCGATGAAAACTACTGTGATACAGTTTGGATCATTTTCGATAACACTTCATTTAACGCGCCATATGGTATCACTACGTACTACGAAGAAGAAGCTAAGACTTAATTCTAGTCAATCTAACCAAAAAGCCGCAGAAATGTGGCTTTTTATTTTATCTGTTGTCTAATCACTGTTAAATATCTACATGGAAGAAATTACTGTAAAAGACTTAGATACACTTAAAAACATCGTCGCTCTCGCAGCAGAGCGTGGCGCATTTCGTGCCAATGAATTATCGGAAATTGGGGCTGTCTATGACAAACTATCAATTTTCCTAAATGCTGTATTAACGCAAGCTCAAGCTGAAGCAGCATCAGCAGCACAAACAGGAGATTAAAATGGCAGGATTCTTAAAACATATAGGCAAACACGGAGATCGCAAAGTCTGCGTATTATTCCGTCAAGTACCCGGCGACGATCACATGGCTTTGGTGATTTATCCAGAAGTGCTTCCAGCACATTGGCATGACGCTATCATGAAAGTAATGGAAAGTGAAGTTGGTCAGCAGGCTGATCAGTTTGCTGACGCGCTGCATCGTAGTTTATTGCCAGATGGTCGCCCGATGTTGGAAACACTGCACACGGAACGTATGATCAAAAAAATCCGCACAGCTGACATCTTAATCACGCCTAGAATGGACGCTAAGATTCGTCTAGATGAACTCAACAAGATGCTGAATGAGATGAATCAAGGCGAAGAAGCTAGGAAGAAAATGGCTGAAAATGACGCTGCTCGTGGTCTAGTTGATCCCAGTGTTAAACGTGCTGCCGAAGCTCGTTATAAAGAAGAACAGCTAGTCAAACAACAAGCAGCAGAAAATCGTGTGATTGACCCCAGCGAGCGATTGATCGCTCCACAAGATGGTGTACTCAGTGACAGACAAATCGCTGCTAACATGCTGGCTCAGGCCAAACGTATGGAACGTGAGGCCACTGAGATGATATCAGAAGCTGCTCGTATGAAAAAAGATGCCGAGCGTATGACCCCAGGTGTGGTATTAAGTGAAGCTACTTATCGTGAACCAGAACCTGTGCAGCCTAAACGTCGTGGTCGCCCTCCCAAAGCCACAGAAGCGCAGGTCGTCGATGCTGCAAATTGATGATGTATTAGATCAGTGGGAAATCATAGTATCAGAAGTTAACAAAACTGATGTACCACTAGAATGTATTAAAAAAATCATTATCAAATTACCCGGTGGACAAAAGCGCACTATCAATCTTCATACGCTGATTAAACAGGGTATGGAGATTGAAGAAATTGAAAGTATGGTGTCACGTACTTTTAGTGAATTAGGCGATGATGTTCGCGATGTTGATTTTGTTATAGACATTAAAAGTGTGGCAGCATTGGTCCAACCCGAAACTGATAAAATTTTGGGTAAACTGTGAAGCTAGTTTCCTCGTCTGTTGAGTATATTGACCACATGGGCACAGACAAAACTGTGGTCAATTCAGCTCGTGTATCATTTGGCGCAGATCTTCAGGGGTCTGACTTAGAAGATCGCGATATAAACTTAATCAAATATCTAGCCCAACACGATCACTGGAGCCCATTTGCTCATACATCTGTTCAACTTAAAATCAAAGCTCCTATTTTTGTCGCGAGACAGTTAGTCAAGCATCAAGTTGGGGGTGTTTGGAACGAGATATCCAGAAGATATGTTAGTTTTGAGCCAGAATTTTATACTGTATCGCAGTTGCGTGGTCGTCCTGTTAATGCCAAACAGGGATCAACTGGCGTCGTTGGTAGCGAGCACATTGACATTATGTATCAATCATTTGAGCAGTCACTGGCGGCATATGATCAGCTACTTGCCGCAGGTGTTGCTCCGGAACAAGCACGGATGGTGTTGCCACAAGCTGCCATGACTGACTGGTATTGGACCGGCAGTTTAGTGTTTTGGCATCGAGTGTGCCGCTTGAGACTAGATCATCATTCACAACAAGAAACCAGCGAAGTGGCACTAGAGATATCTAAAATCTGCAGTGAATTATTTCCCATAAGCTGGCAACACTTAACTGATAGCGGAAAATAGATCATGCCTGTTATAGAATTTCACAGTTTTACCATGGGAGACGTAGAAGATCCTGAGATCTATGCTGCCGAACCTTTGTATAAATTTATGCAGTCAGAAAAAGGCCAGTGGGTCAAAACTCATTGCCAGGATCCAAAGTATATAATTAGATCAGATCCCAATACCTGGGGTACTCGTGTAATAGTCTACGGCCAAATCGAAGAAGTTTTAGCCACTGAATACTTTTTAAAATGGGCTTAAAAATACAGCAACCTTTAGAGTTCTACATCAAGTGGACGGCTTGTGTTCTAGCCCTGCTGCATGTCTATTTAATAGCACATGACATTACCCCATACTATAAGTATACTGGGCTGATTACAGCCGTTTTATGGGTTTGGCTGAGTGTGTTGTGGCGTGAACCTAGCGTAGTTATCTTAAATACCATCATGATTTTAATCTATATCAAAGGTCTGCTACAATTATAAAACTATTGTTGTGTTAATTCTAAGTAATAACGTAAAAAAGCACTTTCATTGGCATTTAACATAACAATAGGTAGATTAAGCTGATTAACTAAGTCTTCCGCTACTCTAGCAGCAATTAATTCAGGATCTGCGTCTTTGATTGTGGAAAATAAAGCTTCTAATGCTGCGTCATTGTTAGCCTGAAGATAATCCCACGTTGGAGTAATTAGTGTCATATATACTCCCATTCTTGCTCCAAGTATGGTCCAGATACCGTTAGTGTAATCACGACCAATATTTTGCCATAAAGTTAACTCATCATGTGAGTTAGCAGAAAATTCTAAAAGATCAACACGGTTTCCGCCAATTAACGCAGAGTTTACACCATAATTAAATCCTACTTGCCATGCTTCTTTAGCAGAAGTATATTCTTTTGGAAGATTGAAAGAATTAAACATTTATTTTACTATATAATTGATTACTATATGTCTTGAATTATCAAAAGTTAAAAATAGTACTGGCTGTTTAGCAAACTTCTTTGGTTGATACTTTTGCCAATTTACCAAACCCAAGATACATAGCTATACCTCACGCCTTTCATAATCGGGGTAACTTGGTGTGGATACAAAAAATTACTAGGAAATATCATAATAGAGCCGGTAGGTAATTCTATTTTTGTGTCTCTCCACATAATAAACTCACCACCTTCATAGTTATCATTTAGTAAACCAACTACCGATAACAATGGAATGCCTCTTCTTTCCCCCGTAAATAAACCTCGCACTAGATCGCTATGCAGATGCATTTCTGTATTTTCTTCATACTTATTAAATCTAATTGGAGAATACCCATCCCAACCTGGAAAATGTTCGGCAAACTCCTCAAAATCTTTCAACACATATTTTTCTATCGCAAACCAAATTTTATCGTTTATTAACTTTTGTTGCGCAATAGAATCACAAGACATACTAACTTGTAATTCGGTATCAGAAGATTCGTAGGAGTTAGTTCTTGCCTTATAAAACTGATGTGTTGACCATTTATTTTTTTCTAAAGTATCAATAACTTCAGAACAGAAGTCTTTATCAAGAAAATTCTCGTAAACCTTTATATAATCTTGTAATAATCTCGTTGTCATAATTTTAACCTATATTTAATACTTACCCATGTCAGCAAAGACATGAATATTTCTTTATAAGTAATGCTGCTGCGATTGAATGTTAAAATTTTAATTGTCAAACGTTACAAAGGGAATTGTCGCAATAGTAAAAATGTTATCGTAGGTGATATTTACTGTATGTTAACATTATCCACAAAGTAGGAATTTATTTCAATCCTACTTTATCTTTTACTTACCGCCTTCTAACCAACCAGCGGATTGATCTGTGTTTGGACTAAGAGTACCTGCGGCAGCCGAGGCATCATCCTCAAATCTAAATGTTGTGGCGAATCTACCGTTCAACTTCCAACCCACAATAGTTTGAAAGTATGCTGGACTTGCATTGGCACTCCATCGAACTTGTAAACAAAAACAAAAAGGCAGCATAAACCGAATACAAAATACTCCGTTGCGGAACATCTGTGGTTTTTGTTGGGTAAAATCAAACCACACCCACTTGCCTGTTTCTGCTGAAATATATCCTGATGTAAACATAAACACAGGAACGATAAATTCCATAGGCAATAAAAATGGTGGCCAATTCAATATTGTGTTTAACCAATTTGGCAATCTTGGATCAGTTTCTGTTGCCCAGTTTAGCATTTGTTGTCTCCGTTAGTGTTACATTTTATCACTTATTTATACTATACATTTGTACTTATGTCAGATAAAGTAATTAAAATTTGTTATGTTTTTTTGGACATTTACGACACTTACTTTTAGTTCCCAAACACAATGTTTTAAATGTTACGATGAAAGCAACCACAACTATAATTAGAATAATAAAAAATTGCCAATCCATTTAATAGATCAAGACCACTTGAGCAAGAACATGCTCATGTCTTGATCACTAGAAAACTGCCATGTGTCAAAGGACATACGTTGTCCACATTTGGCACAGTCGCTCCATAGTTGGATAGGATCGAGATCCCGCTCTTGTATGCCGATTTCGTAACCGCGCACCCCAGGTTGCCAATAAGCCTGTAGCCGCTGGCCCGGCAGTTCGCGCCACTTGATTTTTAATCCAAGTGTTTTTGGCAGAGGTTGACACGTGGAGAACGCACCCGAGATATCAATTTTGGCAGTCATTTTGCGGCCTCTCTCGCCACTGCCTGAACTTGAGATACACCGTTATCAAAGATTTTTGCGATGCCAGCAAACCCTACTGTACATACTACGATGCCAAAAACAAAGCCAACGATAAATTTCGCCACGTCAATCTCACTCTCTTGAAGTAATAACTCGATCAGCTAGGCCATATTCAACAGCAGCCGTAGCACTCATAAAATTGTCACGCTCCATATCCCTTGTAAGTTCTTCAAACGTCTTACCTGCGGTATTATGACGAACATAAATTTCAGTTAAGGTTTTCTTCATAGTCAAGATTTCCTCAACTTGAATCAACATGTCAGTGGCTTGCCCACGTGCGCCACCTGAGGGCTGATGAATCATCTGGCGAGCATGGGGCAACATTAATCGTTTACCAGCAGCACCCGCTTGAGCCAATAATGAGCCCATACTACATGCCTGACCCATGACTACTGTACTGACATCGGGTCGGATATACTGCATGGTATCGTAGATGGCCATGCCAGCTGTCACTGATCCACCGGGGCTGTTGATGTAAAAAAGGATATCACGCTCAGGATCTTCGCTTTCCAAAAATAATAATTGAGCTACAAGCAAACTGGCAGTGTGTTCATTGACATCTGTGTCTAACATAACGATACGTTCTTTAAGTAAGCGACTGTAAATATCATAAGCTCGCTCACCTTTTGATGTCTGCTCAACTACCATGGGTACTAAACTTGGCATATCCATTTCCTTATTGTATAAAATACAGTATAGCACAAAATTGTAATTAAATCAACGATGATGTTGCTCAAACTACCGCCGACTCACTGGCCAAAATTGGCAACGACATCACAAATGTTCAATTTCAATGCTTCTTCAGCAGATAACCAAACATCACTGGCTGGCAGTAATTGACTGCGTATGACATCTTCGGATAATCCAGTACATTCCTTATAGTGCGTGACCATTCGTTGCTGTATTAAATTAAATTCTTTAGTCATGGCAAAAAGTTCATGTGCTTTGCCCTCTACGCCCCAAGAATATTGATGACTCAAGATACTGGTATTGGGAGTCAACATCCTACGACCAGGAGTACCGGCTAGAAATATCAATAATCCAGAACTGGCAATAGTGCCCAAGCCCACTGTTTTGATTGGAATGGCAGAACTTCGCATGACATCAATCAAAGCAAAGGCAGTGTCAACTGATCCGCCATCTGACGAAATCATCAACAGTAATTCTTTTTTCTTTTTACGTCGCACATGGTTTTCAATCAATATCCACTCGACTATGGGTTTAACTGTTTCGTCACTGACTTCTGACATAAAAACATACATACCCGCATCTTGTAATAGCTGCGAGGGATCGGTGGCAGAATCGTCTTGTATTGGTGTAGTGGTCATATGTTATTATTATACAGTAGGTTAGCGTTGTTGCCTAGTACTTATGATATCAACAATGCCAAATATGGAAAACCCAGCACTGGGCTGGGTCTTAAATTGACAATCCAAACTAGGATTACTTAACAGCTTTTTGAATTTTGGTATAAAATTCTTCAGCCGAATCTTTAATGTAGGATTGTACTTTTTTTGCGGCAGCAAAATTGGCGCGTGCTAGATCCGCGTGTGATTTGGTCCAAGTGATTAGTGTAGTACGAGCACTTTCCACTGGTACGAACTCGATGGCTGCCAATGTGTTTTTTTCTACTGCGTTAACTGTACGTTCTGCGTCAAACATCTTTTCAATTTCTTTGATAAATTCCATGTTATTTCTCCTTGATTAAGCGAGACTGGCACAAGCCTGACCTTTCAGCACTTGCTGTTCTCTACTGTATTTATATATTATAACAAAAAGTTTGTTGCGGCGCAACATAACTTTAGACCTTTTGGCAGTCTTTGTCATCAAGCGATGAGGTTTATGTAATAGCTCAAAATCAACATCAATAATAGTATTACCACGGTATCTGTTTTCATGACAGAATCTCTCCAGTTAGATATTATTATTTATTATGAAAACGCTCCGGAAAGGTTAATTGTTCCCATTCTTCATCAGTTACAGGCCACCAATAGGTCATGTTATACTCCCCAAATATAGTTACTATTCTTCTGAAAATATTGATTGGCTAATCTATCAATATCAACTGTAGTCAAAGGTTGCTGACTACGTATGTACGCCTCTAATCGAGACGTACGAGTTTGTGAAAAAAACTTGATAAGTTCATTGATTAATTTTGTCATCGTATGACTCCTGTGGATAATAAAACATTGTGTGTTTTACCCTAGTATTTATTGTTGCGACGCAACGATAATAAGTTCTTAGAAAAAAATAATAAGTAATTGCATAACCTTAAATAAGTTCTAAGGAGAATTACATGACAGAAATTATTATTTTAGCAGCATTAGTAGGTATCGCACTAGTGTTGGGCTTTTACAAGCTATTACAAGCTAAATCAGCAGCACCAGAATCCAATGCCGCCGAAGACACAGAACTAGAAGCTGTGAAAACCAACGACACCGTAGCCGTCGTCGCGCCAGTTCAAAAGCCACGTAGACCTCGCAAGCCACGTAAGCCACGCAATCCTAATACTGCTAACACCTCGGTCAAGCCTGCGGTCAAGCCCGCACAGCCAAAACCCCCAACACAGGCACAGCAGCCCAACAGGAAACCACGCAAGCCTAAACCCAAACCTCTTCAGCAATGATTAATTTTAACATCAATTTCAATACGGTGAAACACGCTGCTCCTGTGGCAGTTTCACCATATCCCGAAGTTGATGTTAATGTTAAAGAGCCAACACATAAGGTTGTTAGGCCAGAGACTATGCCCGTGGGAACACCTTCTGGTACTGTTAAAATAAGTTAGTGGTTAAGTAGCATACGGATTAGGCCAACGCTGTCAATCACTATCATAAAGGTAGCATTGGCCAATAATCCAAAACTGCGTCTAGTATAACAAGCCCATCCCGACGCACAACAGCCACAGATAAAGATGGTATAAAGTAGTACCACTGGAATGTTGGGTACCGTGGCAGCAAAAATCGTAGCCGACACTACGCTACAACACCAAGCAAATAGTTCAGCACAAAATCTCGCGGGATAACTGTGAAAGTCTTCTTTGATATACTTCCAAGATTTTTCAATCCATTCCATAGTCTACCCCTATAATTTTAATTCCGCACCCTGCCCACCAAACTGACCACGAGCATAGGTATTAAAAGCCAAGCTGATTCTAACATTGCTGCTGCTATTAGGCTTAACATAATGATAGCATTGCGAAGGGAATATGATTAAATCATTGTTACTTACGGTGATATTCCACTCTGTTGAGTTAAAATAGTCATATTCCCTAGCATGCATCGTTAGACCAAACGGCGGTGACATACGATTAAATGATATCGTTGGCTGGCTATTGTCTACTTGAATATAGTACACACCCGATAACACACTATTAGTATGATTATGTGGCATATGCTGCTGATTCGTTCTGGTAAAGTTTAACCAACTTTTAGTTATATACAACTCTACATCAATCTTCATCACATCTGTTAAATAACGCTGTACATGAGTATTTACAGTATTTTTCAATCTATGTAGAGAAGGATGATCAAGAGCATAAAAATCATCAGTGACATCGTTGCCTAGGCCTTGTGTATGTAATTTGAAACTATTGACTGCTGTAAATTCACTGTCAGTCAAAGGTGTCGCTATCTGTGTCTTATAGACCACAGTGGGGAATAAGGGAAAAAGCTCTACATCACTCATGTCTAGTTGACTAAAGAGAAACTAGCAAGATTTTTTCCTTTGCTTTCGCACATCAGGTCAAACTGATTGTTAAAACTCAATGCCCATTCATTGACTGCTTTATTCCAGTAAAAAT